GTGCTCACACAATACCTGCCACAATTCGTGACACAAGTTTTCAATACTTCTTTCATAAACTAGTGATTGTTTTTCAAAAATTCCAACTCCGCTTTGAGACTGGAGATTTCGGTTTTGAGCTTTTGGAGCTCTTCATCAAGTACAGGCAACAACCTTGACGATGCAGCACCAGCGACAGAGGCTGCAAAATCGGGGGTAAGCTGACCCGATGTCCCATTATCCCAAATTTGGGAGGGGGAGACGACAGATTTTGACAGCTCGGTCTTGAGCTCCGTTTTAATCTTCAACGCCTCCGCGATTTTTGACTCTTGGCTATCCTGCTTTTCGGACAATTTGCTGACATTTTCCGTGAGCTTTTGCAGCTTCTCAGGGAGCTGTTTGTGCTCTTCGGGCAGTCCTTGTGCCATGGATGCCACGGTATTTTGGGGAGCAGTCAAGAACTGCTTGTACCACTTCACCTGCTCGTCTTCTTGATAGCTGCCGTCGGCTGTATTAAATTGACCGTCCTGCCCCTCAACCTTAGATGGTATGAACGTGTAAAAAGATTCGTCCAAAGCAGACTCGACAAAAAGCTCCATGTAGTGCGCCAAACTATCGCCCGCTTTTCGCGGGAAGAGCTTAGACATGTACCTACGTTTATTTGACACTCGGAGAAACGCCTGCATAGGGAAAATAGCACCGTACGCAGGATTCAAGGTATCATCCAGACGAATGATTTCAAATACAGGGATCCGAACAAAAGTCTCTACTAGGATTTTCTCCCCCAAAATCTTATTTTTCTCGGTCTTCGTGATGCGCACGATGTCGGCTTTCGGTTTTTTCGAGAGGGCTACGACAAACATTTGCTCGAGGGAGAGATTCATCGTTTCCGCTGTGTAGGCTAGGTCGGTAACAACAAAGCTACTGCCCGATCCCTTAGGGGATTGCTCCAATGTCTCCACGCGCTTGGCGAGCTCTTGCAAGCCGGCGCCCGTGGTGCGGGGCGGTGGTGGGGTCGCATTGTAGTCAAGTAATGCGCCAGTTTTGCGGTCGATTGTCATCGTAACGGTTGAGCCATCGGCGTAGGTCTGTGTCACCTCTTTTGTTTCTTGATTGTCCATATTTTTATGTGTTAAGGGGTTAAATTATCCGCGGTACATCTCCTGCACGAGCACCGACCAACTGGTGCTATTGCCATAGCCGACGCCGAGCAGGGTCAAAAAATTAGTCTCACGCACTATTTGCAGGCTGCGCTGTTGCCTTGGCGCGTACCCGGGCTGCTCGGGTTTTGTGTAGATTGCCCCTCCGTCGTCGTTGGGCATCCGTATCTCTGTTGGGGCACTTGTCGCACGGGTGAGGTTCGTCACGGGCAGTACGCGTATCTCTCTTATCTCGCCCGCGCGCAGCTTGGGTAATATGTGTACACCCGCGTCTTGCAGTAGCATTGACCCCTCAATCTCTCCGTCTGTTTTAGCGTCGATTTGGTACGACATTGAGCGGGCGAGGATGTTGCCCTCTATTACCGCGGTCTTTGCCAGTAGCAAGTCAGTAGCTACAAAATTGAGATTTACGCCCAGTTCCCACAGAGGGCTGCTCTTGCTTGGGCGGCTGCTCTTTATGTGGCTGGTCCTACACACCCACCACAGCGCCGCGCCCGACGGCTCAATGGTGCACACCATATCGGTGTAGCGCTCGCCCGCCTTGCCGCTCTCGAGCGCAAAGCCCTCGGGCAGCTTGTCCCACTCTCCGAGGTTGCGAGCTGAGGCGCCGCGCTCTCCGCGGTAATCTTGGGGGGACACCGCCCACGGGGTAGCCGTGTACCCCTCTTCTAGTTTTGGAGCGGCGAAGTACACGGTGCCGTAGCGTCCGTTTTTGTGCCACGCGCGGAGTATGATTGTAGTCTTTCCGGTGGTGCTAGCCGAAAACGTCAGCGAGTATCTGTGCCAGCCGTGCGCGTTGTTGCTGCCCTCCTCCAATAGCGTCGCTCCGCTGAGTGCGAAGTGCTCACCGATGGGGTACCCGATAAGCCAGCCGCAGCTTGCCCCCTTAGCGTACACGGATAGCGTGTAGCTCTGCCCTGCGATAACTTGCACCTCTTGCGACAGCTCCGCATACCCGCCGCCGAGCCCACTAAATAGTGACCACACCGCAGCGCCCGTCACGGGGGGCACCACGCTTGGCTCGTGCTTTGATACGCGGGAGGGGTCTAGGTTGAGTTTCCACGCGGTTGGGTTGCTTGGCAGGTCTGCCTCTCTGAGCAGGTTAGGCATAGGCGTCACGCCATCTTTACCGGGCTTTCCGGGTTCTCCGGGTTCTCCCTTGAAAGGTACTAGCGCATTATTTTTGTCGAGTCGCAAAAGGTCCTCGACAACTATGCCGCGGGCGTATAGATAACTATCATCGGCAGTGACACCGCCACCGAGCAGCGCACGTGCAAAGTCGGGCAGCCTTCCCCACGTTGTGGCGTAGTTGTTAGGGGTTAGTATCGGCTTTGTGACGCCGCGCAGTTGGTGTATTGCTCCAATGGTTGCAGAGAGATAGATGCAGCCTTGTCGCGCGGGGTTGGTGGTATTGCCCCATCGGGCGAGCCTCATGCCAGCAAGCGGAGCGTTGTTGCGTCCCTCGGGGGTCTCTGCGTCGGTATAGCTCTCCGCGTCCACGTAGCTATTTGCGCGCGCAGTTACTCTCAGCCAGCTAGTGAGCACGCCGACGCCGTTGGTCGCCTGCCCTATGGTCGCGGCGGCGGTGTTGTTGTACACCCCGCGCAGGATGTCGCCCGCGTCGAAAGCGTGAGTATCTCCGTCCCATCTCTTGCGGAGGTGCAGCCGGTAAGTGCTGTGCCCCCGTTTCTCTACTTGGTCAATCACGCCGCTCTCGGTGAGCACGGTGTCGCCCTCTATCGCACTGAGTCGGTTGATGAGCAATTCCGCGACGCTGAGGCTTCCGCGCACGCTGAGGCTCTCGAGCTCTGCCACGCCGTTTTCGTCTATCTTGCCGCCACGGGTGCCGCGGGTATATGTGTCGGTTTGTAGTGCCGACGCCGTGTCTGCTTTGCCCGCTTGCTTGGCTCGCTCTGCGCTCTTGGCTGCGTTGGCTCTCTCCGCTGTCGTTGCAAGGTCTGCCGTGGTGGCGTGCTTGGATTGCTCCGCAGTAGTTGCGTGGTCTGCCGTGGCTGCGTGGTTAGCGCTCGCCACGTGCGAGGGGGTGATCGTGGGGTCGTAGGCTGCCGCCGTGGGCGCTATGCCCGTACTTGTTGCCTGCCGGTCAGCGCTGCGAGGCTTAGGGGGCTTGCGGTGGGTGCTGACGCTGTATATATTTTTGTCCATCTTACGTAGTGTTAGTTGTCTAGTGCTGTGTACTTGTCGGGGGTTATCTCTATCGCAGTGACGTCCCCGCAATCCATGTAGAGATCTTGACGGGTTGCGGCGGTCATAAATAGCCGGCGGCCTTGATTTTGCTCTCTGTAGACACGTAGCCCCGCGGGGTCCATATAGGCTTCGCCCGTCAGCTTGGTGTGCCTTGTAGCGTATTGCGAGTATAGGCTGTTAATAAGCAGTCTCTCGGGGGTGTCGGTGATGCCTCCACGCCGTAGCTGTCGGAGGGGCTTGCCGCTTTGGCCTTGTAGGTAGATGCCGCGGGCGACTGCTTCCCCTTCTGAGTCGGGCAGCGTGCCGCACTTGAGGTCAATCTTGAGCTCTTCGCGCGCGTCGGGGTGCAGTGTGGCGCGTATTTCGACGTCGTCCACCTCGATAGTGTCGTAATTACCCCACGCGCGCACAATGCTCACCTCGGGCGCCTTATATAATAGCCACTGCATTTTGTCGTATAGCCCGCGGCTGCGCCAATACTTAGAGTTGAAAAAGCTCCGCTCGCCGTTGGTGTCTGCGGCGTCGCCGTCATTAGCCCCTCCGCCGTACTTGTAGTCGTGTATGACTATGCCCGAGCCGATGGTTATCTCTAGCCATCCGCCATCCGCGGGGTAAGGTATGAGCTCGCCCGAGATTTTTTGCAGCCACTTGTATAGTGCCTTGCCCTTGTCGCCGTCGTAGTCCCACTCTCTTTCCAGCCGCTGGTCGCCCTCATTGACGTAGGTGCGCCCGCCCTTGTCGGCTCGCCCTATGTTGGGGCGGTTAGTAGCCCACCCATGAAGCAGTGCGGAGTCTTCGCGTATCTGGTCGGGATCAGGGTAATAAGCCAGCCACGCGCGCCACCCATCGGGTGCGCCTTGTTTCCATCCGTCGTAATACTCGCCAGATAGTTGCCACCCGCGGCTCAAGGGGTTGCTGGTGTAAAAATAAGCAGCTGAGGCATTGTCATAGTGCGCCGCGGGTGTGAGGTCGTCCTTGTTTGCGTACAATTTGACGGCCACAGGGACAAAGCACCACGCTGAGCCCACGCGGGCTTGGTTGTAGATGGGGCGGTCGTTGTTGTCGTCTGTGTAGTCCTTAGCGTCGGGCGACTCGGCGAACGGGTTGTACCTCACATCCATAAGTGCCTCCATCTTGAGCCGCAAAAATACGTCATAGTGACTCTCAATGCGCGGCAGGTATACGCGGCGGGTGGTGTAGGCTACGCGCTCGGGCTTTGTGCCCAATACCTCGGCGGTCTCTGAGTATGGGCGGGTGATGCTGCGTACATCCGGCGAGGCTCTCACCACGATGCCCGTCGCCTCACCTCCGCCGCCCTTAAGGGGCAATATCTTAAACCGCTTGCCAGACTGCGCAAAGACAAACTCAGCTTCCCGCGCGATGCTCTCCTCGTCCCACACCTCGAACGGGATGCCGCGCCCGCGGGGCTCACTGATTTGGGCGCGCTGCGCTGCTCTGTCTGAGTAGTACACCCACGCGTTGCCGCTGCCTTGGCTGTAGGGCTTTGCCACGGAGAGGCTAACACGGTGTGGGTAGGTGAGGTCGCTAGAGTCTAGTAGTTTGCTCTGCGCATAGGGCGAAAAATTGAGTACCACGCTGTTAGCGACCTTGTCCACACCGAGGGTCTGCGTCGCACCACTCCACACAAGCTCTGCGGGCTTACTGGTGGCGAGCCCATGCAGGTCATGCAGCCATAGACGCCCCGCACGCTGCATGAGCTTGAGCCCGCAGGGCTGCAGCATCGTCTCGAGTGCCTCGCGATAACTCTGCGCCTTACCATCCTCGTCGCGGAAATTATCGGGACGACACGCGAGCTGGTCGAGTACGTTGTAGCCATCCGGCAGAGTTAGGCTTGTCAAACTGCCATCGATGGGCAAGTGGGCGAGGCCTGCAGCGGTGGCAGATTGTTGGAGAAGCTGCCACAACGTCACGGCGCTGCTGCTTGTTGGGTTGTACAGCTGTCGGTCAAGCGCGCCGAAGTCGCTAAATGTGAGAGTCACGCGGTATAAGTCCGCACGCTCATAGGGTTCCTCGTAGCTCTCGGGGTCTAAAGTGCCCACCCAATATAGCGCCCCGTCGCGGTACACATCGAGCCCCACCGCCCCCGCCTTAATCGTGTAGAGGTCTATATAGGTGCGGTCACCAGGGCTTTCGATGTTGAGGGTGGCGGTGCTGCCGCATAGCGGTGCTTCTTTGGGTGTCTCCGCCCACTCGAGCACCAGCGGTTCGTCGGCCTCGAATCGGAGCTCTTTTGCGGTTGCCTGCGGGGCTTGGGATGCTGTGCCGCCATAGCTCTCGGGCCACCACCCGGATATGCCGTTATCGCGCCAAATATCGACGCGGTACAGCACGCCCGAAATGCTCATAAATTGTCCGGTGTGTATGATTGTCTTTGCCATGTGCTAGTAGTTGCGAGAGTGGTGGCGGCTCTCTTTGTTAAGTACTCCCACCAGATGGCGCCCCTCGATGCGGAACTCCACCCTGCCGCCTGCACCGCCTTGCGGTGTGATGAGGCTGCGCAGCTTGTCAAGTGGGGCTACCACCTCGGGGTTGTGGCTTGCCCCCGCGTACTCCCCAAATAGCCCGAGCGTGGGACCGTAAGCAATACCGCCGTCTGCAAATTTTGGGATGGTGAGCATCGCGGCAAGCATCGCGGCAACCATACCCGCGCCGAGGGCGATGCCGACAAAGGGGATACCCGCGTGGGCGGCGAAGGTCTTACTTGCTGCAGCGGTGACGGCAGTCGTCGCCTCCACTTTATTGGCGGCGCTCTTGGCAGCACTCGCGCTCACCACGGCGGCGCCCTCGGCGGTCACGGCGCTCGCGTTGGCATAATGGGCGGTTGTTTCGACAGCTTTTGCGGCGGCATTGGCCTTACTCACGATACCGATGGTGCGAGCCACCTCGACGACACTACGGACGCCCTCGATGATGCCGAAAAATCCGTTTATCACACTCGTGAGCTTTTGCCACGCCGACGCGCTGCCCTCCAATGACTCGGCGATGCCGTTAATACTGTCGCCGATGCCCTGCACACCACCCCACGCCGTTTTGACGGTGCCGATGCTCTTGACAGATACAGCGCGCCAATGGCTATAAGTGGCGATGAGGGCTTGCAGGTCTTTGCGCTGCGCGTCTCCGATGGGGCTGCGGGGATCTGTGAGTTGCTTTTGCACTCTCTGGATGCGGCTTGTGAGCTCGTCGAAGCCTATTGCGCGGATTTTTACGCGCATTTCGCGGTCGTCCAGCCCCTCAATGTCGCGCACCTCTTGCAGCTCTCTGAGTAGCTCCGACGTGTTACGGAGCTTTGTGAGTTTCTCCTCGTGTGCCGCAATGGTGCGCTGTGTGTTGTACAGTTCATCACCGCTTTGCTTGTTGCTTGCGTCTTGGTAGTGGCTTATTGCTTTTGTCAGTTCCTCCACTGTATGCAGCTCTTGCAAGCGCGCGGGGGCTGCGTACTTTTTGGTGGTGTCAGTGTTGGTCTTGTTGTAGCTGGTCTGTGCCGACATTACGCGCAAGTGGCTCTGAATCTTGTCGGATGCTGGTAGGTCTAGGCTGGTGAGCTTTTGAGGATTGCGACGACCGCGTGCTACTGCGTCCTTGTTGCGTGCATCAAGCTCCCACATCTTGTCTGCGTGGTCTTGTGCTTGCTCAAGTTGCTCACGCTGGTAGTTGGCTTCGTCTTGCAGTGCTCTGTCGTAGTTGAGGCGGTTTTGCGCAAGCTCCTTTTCCTTTCCGTCCCGCATGAGATTAATGGCATTCTGACGGACTTCAAACGCCTTTTTATTGCGTTCGTCTTCGCGCTTTTTGCTATAAGATGCAGCTTCGTCCGCCATCTTGTTGATGCGGTCGTTTTTCTCCTTTTCCGCGCGTATCTCTTTTGCCAGACGCTGCTCTGCGGTCTCACCCTTTTTCTCCTTGAGTTTCTCCAACTTTGTGCCGCTTCCACCCTTTGGCTGGTTACCCTGGTGCTCCTGCATCTTCTGACGCGTGAGTTCCATGCGCTGCTCGATAGATTTTTTTTCATCGTCTAGCCTCGAGCGTTCCTTGCTCCAATACTTATAATCGGAGGAGGTTGTCTTCTTGGTCTCGAAGGCGTCCGAAAAATTACGGCCTGAAGCCATGTACCCAAGACCCTCAACGGCTCGGGGAAGGAAGTCTGTAACGTTGCGATCGTTTGACCAATCGATATTTTTAGAGTATTCTTTTTCTCCTCGGTGTCTATTTTCTTGGTCTTTGGCGATTTCTCTTTCTGTTTCGACTTTAGCTAATTGACTCCCAAGAGACTCCATCTGGGCGGCATAACCCAAAGCTTCCGCGTACTTCGTGACGTTCTCGGTGAGCGCTTTGTACCACTCGTTGACAGTATTATAATGCCCAAAAGAAGCCCCATATTTAGCATTCAATCGCGCCACCGCGTCCTTTGCTTCTATCGTCCCATTCTTTAGTCCCTTAATCTTCTCTATCTCTTTGGTGATTTCTTGTCGGGCTTTTGCCGCGGTTTCTGTAAAGGCATTCTGACTCTCCGCTGCGCGTGTCTGTCTGTCTTGTAGTGCCTTAGAGTTTTCCGTGGCTTCCTTGGTTGCACTGCCTAGGCCTCCCATCATACCGATAAGACCCTGTATAGCTAGACCGACGCCCAAAGTCGCCACCCCCATGAGGGCGACAGACAAACCACGCGCGGCTATAGTGGAGATACCAAGAGACGAGGCGAGTCCTTTTTGTAGGAATGCTAAGGTTGCGGTCGCGGCACTTGCAGCGCGCTGCGCTAACGCGAGCAGGTTTGTCGGTCGGAGTGTTGAAATAAGCGTCAGCCCGAACGACTTGACCATGCCAACAGCCGACACGAGTACCGTTTTCAGCTGTATGACAGAGGCGACCAAAATGCCTACTTGTGAGGCGGCCGCGAGATACTGACCGTACTCGGTGACAAGCTGCCCGATCTTATATTTAATACCCCCGAACGCGTTTTGCAACTGCTTCATCTTACCCGCGTCAGTCTGCGCCAGCTTGGCGTTCATTTCGCCGACGTTGTTAGTGATGACCTGAGTCAAGGTGGCGGCGCGCTCACTCTCCGTACCGTACTTGAGTATCTTCTCCTCAGCCTCCGAAAAGGTGATGCCCACGCGGCGCAGCGCGCTCGTCTGTCCCTGCATCGCCTTACCCATCAAGTTACCAATGCCCACTGCGTCCTCTTGGCTAGCGTTGACACCCTTTTGTTGGGCGAGTAGGTTGTTCATGGCTGGGATGAGCGTGCGCAGCGTGCTGGACTGCGTGAGGAACGTGGCCACTTGCTGCGCGCCTGCATTCTGCACGCTGCCGCCAATCACGCCAAGCTCTTTTTGTGCATTGGTCACAGCCTTGATACTCTTGATGTCGTCCTCCGTCGCGTCCATGCGCTGACGCATTACCACCTCCAACTTCTTGGAGGCCACCGTGGCATTGTTGTAAGTGTCCGCGTAGCTGCCGAGTACACCTTGCAAGCCAGAGACAGCCGAGCGCAAACCGAGGTACAGCTGACTAACATTCGCAGCTTGTAGCAGCACTTCTTGGCGCACGCGGCTCGCCTTGCGGGCAGTGTCGGCGGCTTGGTCGGCGCTCTCGCGGAGCTTTGCCGTGGCGGAGCGTGCCACCTTAGCCACGCCCTCAATAGTGGAGGCGAGGGACTTGAGAGACTCGTCTTTGACGACGGTCACGACGTTGATGTTTGCGCTAGATGCTGCCATGGTTATTGCTTTTTAGCGAGACGCGCGACCAGCTCGTGGGCGCGGGCGCGTTGCTCGGCGGTTGTCATTTTAGGGGTGTCAGCTGCGGGGCGATGTCTTGGGGCATTGTCCCACGGGAGCGGGAGCAGCTGCTCGGGGGTTATCTTTCGGGTGGTGTGCGGCTGCACTGAGATGGTGGCGACGAGGCGGGCGCGGGTCCACTCATCGCGCAGGTGGGCGTCGCTCTGCTGCTGGTGGGCGTCGCTCACGGCCTCGAACTCTGCGGGGGTAAGCATCTCGAGATCAACTAGCGACAAACCGAGCACGCCCAAGCCGTACCCCGCCAGCTCAGCCCAGCTTACTTCTTTTTTTTTGCCCCCTTGTCCTCTGGGGCTTCCGCAACTTGGTCTGCCTGCCAAGCCATCAATTCATCGAGAGTGAGGTCGTCGGCAAAAGCGTCTGGATCATTGTAGGGGAACTCCACGCCGTCGCGCTTGCAAGCCTTGGACACTACGCAATACAAAAACACAGAAAGATCTGTGATGTCGTTGCCGATGTCGGTCACGCTCTTACCCGCGAGGGTTTCAAATTGTCGATACGCGCCGAGCGTGTGGTAGCTAGGGTATTTCTTCCCTGCGATGCTAAATGTTTGTTTCTTTGCTGCCATATTTCAGTCTAAAAAAGGCGGGAGGCGCGCGCCTCCCTTTTAGTTAGTTTGTGTGTTGGTTAATCCTTTGAAATGGTTTTTTCGGGGTCGAGCTCTACGGCACCCGTGTTTTTGAGACTGATGTTCCATGTGGCATCGTCGCCCGCGCCGTCTTGTCGCTTGAGTGACTCAATTACGAAATTACCAGTCAAATAGGGCGCTTCTTTTCCTCGCTCCATGCACTTGCACTCGACGGGCTGCGCGTTATTGTAAGCAGTGAGGAGCGCGCTGAAGCCCGCTTCTGTCTCGTCGTAGCTGACGAGCCCCTCCGCGGTAATTGAGACGCTCAAACTGGTCACACTACTCTCTTTCCACTTGCTCTGCCCTTTGCTCTTGCTCGCTACGGGCTTGACGTTGCGTTCCTTGGTCTCTGTGCTAAAGTCTGTGCTGTGGCTAGTGCAATGCCCCACGGGCTTGCCGTCGACATAAAGCAGCATGTCGGAGCCGTTGAAATATCCTGATTGTGCCATCTGTGGTGATTTTTGTGTTTTGGGTTGTGGCATATAGTTTTGTATTAGGCGCGCACCGCGAAGGTGAGCAAATTGCCATAAGCGTCGGAGTCGTACAACTCCTCCGCGTCGGTGAGGATGCAGCTACGCACACGGAGGTCGCCCTCTTGTGCTTGCTGATGGTCTAGGGCTGCGCGTACAGCCTCTGCGAGGGCTACGCTATCCGCATAGGTTGAGGCGTAGCATACCACCTCGACAAGCGCGGTGTCTGCGCTGCTTGGTGTCTTTGTTGCCTGCGTCTCTAGGGCTGCGCGTCGGTAGACTACGTAAGGCAGGGTCGCTTGGTCTACGATAAGCGGGTACACGCGGTCGGTGATGGCGCGCACGCGCTCGCTGTCGGTGAGCATCTTGCGTATCAATATACCCACACTGAGGGAGGTTTGCTGCATGGTGTTATTTGCTTGTTAGTCGCTCGAGCCAGCCAACGAAGCCCGACATAATTTCGCCCACCGCTGCACTGTTGGCGGCGGCTGCCGCGCTCATAAAGCCTAGGGCGGTGATTTTGCCGCGGCGGGAGCTTGTGCCGCGCGTGAATCGGTCGCGAGTACCACCTTCAAACCAATAGGCGACGGGCTTTTTCAGCCCTGCGCGGTTGGTGTGCATCGACTTTTCGCCTTTGGTCATCACACGCACCTTAAAGCCCATCTTTTGTTTGAAATTTGCCACGCGTACGGTCTTTGCGATGGTGGCGGCGTTGTGTAGGCTCTTACCCTTTAGCGCGCTCTGCGCGGCTCTGCGCACCTTGTTGGCAGCTTTTCGCGTCGGGTTGCGTAGTGCCTTGAGGCGGTCGCGCTCGTTGAGCTTTGCCCACATATAGCGGAGATCTTGCTCGTTGATTGTTACGTTAAGCATAGCCAGTCGGCGTTACTCGTTGACGCGCTCGCAAATCAATGTTTGCAGGCCGCGCGCGGTGTTGGGGATTATTGCGGTAATCGTATAGAGATGTCCGCCAGTCTCGCGTGCCCGCCACTGCTCTCGCGGCTTGTGCTGGATGCGGATGTTGTACTCGGTGGAGTGGTTGGCGAAGTGCTCGCCCACCTCATCGCGCCCGCGTGCCGTATGCTTGATGCGCTCAGCGTGAACCGTGCGGTAGGGCGTGTAGGTTGTCTTCTCCGCTCCGTAAGCATCCACCACGCGCGTGGGCTGGAGCAACTCGAGGGCTGTGGTCATCCGTCCTGCGTACATAATCTCTGGTAGGGTCTAATTAGGGCGGTCAATGTGGCGGGTACCTCGGACATCTGCACACCAGCCACCGCCTCGCGCTGGTTGTACCAATGTCCGCCGAGTGAGTAGACGGCAATGATCAGCGGGCGGGGCAACGCGCCGCCGCCGAGGGCTTTCAACTCCTCGGGGCTGCGGTTGGTGGCTCTAATTACCGCCTCTTCTGCTGCCTCCAATAGGTGGAGGAGATAGGCATCATCGTCGTCGAAATCATCGGCGCGGACGTGCCTTTTGAAAAGGGCAAAATCGGTGTGCATGAGTGTCTAGGGGTTATGCGTTGACTTTGAGGAGCGCGAACGCCTCAGGGCGCAAGGTCTTAAAGCCGAACATTGTGTTGAGCGTGAAGCGCACCTCGTCGCGCGTCGCACCGGTGAATGGGTCGATGATGAACGCCATGTCACCAAACTGCCCGCAGGGCTCGTAAAGCCATGCGCCGAGGCCGATAAACTCTTCCGTGATAAACGGAGTACAGAAGACGGGCAGCCCCGCGATTTTGTTGTCCGCGCATACCATGAGGCCGCTGCCTGCGTCCACGGGGGTGGTCTCGAGGATTGCCTTCTGTGCCTCAGTCATTACCCAGCAAAGAGAGTCGCTTGACACTCCGGAGCTGAGCACCTTAGCCTTGAGGAGGGCGAGGTCGCGCAAGGTCGTGGGCGCGGTGAGCGTCTTGGTGGGGCTTTCCTTGAGAGTGGCGAAAGGTCCCACGAGGTTGGTAGCGTTGGTCACTTTGTCAGGGCTGAACATTGCCTTATTGAGCAGGTAGGTCACGGCGTTGGGGATGATTTCCTTGATAACGGTTTCCACGATGCCGTTGGTCTGCACAAGTGTTTGGCGGGTGACGGGCAAAGTAATACCCACACGGTCGGGGCTCGCCTTGAGTTGGCTAAGCGTGATTTTTTTGTCCGTAAGCGTGACAGACTCGCCAGCGATTTGCGCTTCTACAGCCTCAAAGACGGGCCAAACGTACTCACCCGACAAGCCAGTCTTAACTGTGATTCCCACTTTGTCGAAAATGAGCCCGGCTTGCAAGGGGCGGAGGATGTCTTGCACGTTGATAGGCACCACACCACCCTTTTGTGCGTCGCTCACGAGCATGACGTCGCGGACGATCTCCACGTTGGTGGGCTTGCCCGCGTTCATGTTCTCACGCACGATGCGGTCGGCTTCTTCGATGCTGCGGGTGCGCTCTTCCTCAGGTTGGCAGAGTGCGAGGGCGCGGAGGTCCATCTCATTCTGTTGGAGCTCGCGCAAAATGTCTTGATACTCTTTTTCTTCGGCTTCGTTGCGGCTGCGCTTCTCGGTCTTGAGTGTCTCAGACATCGCGCTGATGCGCTCGCGCAATTCTTCGCGGCGGTCGCGGAGATGCTTTGCTTGTAGTCTAATTTTGTGCATATCTATATAGTTAGCTAGTTAGTTATCGTAGGTCTTTGCGGCGCGCTGCATCTCTTCGATTTGTTCGCGCCAGGTGGTATCTTCGGGGGCGTCAGGCTCTTGCGCCTTGTGCATAAGCTCTCGCAGCTCCGCATGGGTGTCGGGGTAGGCGGGATTTACCACCAGCGACATATCGTGCACCCCCTTGACGGCTCGCACCGTGTAGAGTATCTCAACTTTGCCACCGTCTGTGTGTACTACCTCACGGCTCACGTAATCGGTGTCCCAATAAGGGACGGTGAAGGCAAAGGAGCAGCCGGTGATGTCCCCGCGGCGCACAAGCTCCAAGGCAGTGTCGCCGTCGATGGTGTTGGGGGCGTCAAACTCGAACGTCACGCCCGTATCGTCCACATCGTAGCGCAGTGTGCCTTGTCCTTGGTTGGAGCGGGCGAGAAGGTGCTGATTGTCGTGGTACAGGTTGAATTTTATGTCGCTTTTGTCGAGTAGTTCGCGGGTTATCGCGCTCTTGTCGATGATCTCATACGCGCGCTCCTCGCCGTCGTCCCACAAGGCGGCGGAGCGTTGGCCGAATAAGATGGCGCGGCCCGTGATGGTGCGGCTCTCCGGTTCGCCGTCTGCGGCGGCTCTGATGTGCACGCCAGTGGGAATGAGGAGCGCGCGCTGTATCGGGGTCTGGTTAGTCTGTTGGTTCATTTTGTGTGGGGTCTTGGGGGTTGGCTGTGTCGGCGGATAAGTCGCGCAGGTTTGCAGAGACTAGCGCGCGGTCGCCGCCATCCACGGGGGGCTTGTTTTCGGCGGTGCGCCACTCGTTGACTGTGTAGAGTCCGGCGGCGATGGTTGCCGTTTGGTATCGCACGCGGCTCTCGAGGTCGCAGGCATTGAGCTCCAAGCGGTCAAAAATGATGCGGCGCTTGTGGGCGATACTCGAGGGGTACAGCTTGCGCAGTAGTTCACACTCGATTTTCACAAGGATAGGATTAAGCGTACCGCGCAAAAAATCTGCGTACGCGTTCTCCGCGCTCTTGTAGTTGGTGGCACTGTCGTCGAAGACGAAGGACGGATGCACGCCAAAAAAGCGGCAAATCTCACGTACCGAAAATTTCCGGGTCTCCAGAAATTGCATATCCGCCGAGGTCATCGTGATTTGCCGAAACTCTGAGGAGCCAGGGAGATGCACAATCTTTTCGCCGTCCGCAAATCGCTCGTCTAAGCTCTTCGCGGTCTTTTTAAGCTCGTCCTCTTGGTACTCGCCAAATCCGCGCAGGCTGCGGTCGTTGGTGACAAAGCCGCGGACGTTGCCGCCATTGCGAAATCTCTTGTTTGTCTCGGCATCTCCACGGGCAGCGGTGTCGAGCGTTCCGCGGGCGTAGTCTAGCACACTGCGACCCGTGTGCCCGTCGGTGGTGGCATATTTGAGATGCAGCACCTCGCTTTGGTCGTAAGTGCCCGACAAGCCTTGTGCGTAGTCGCTTATCGTGTAGACACCACGCGTGGAGTCATGTGCCACCGTGTGGGGGCTGCATAGCATAAGGCGGTCGAGCTCTTGCGTTGCACTAGAGTAGATGGGCAGTACGTAAGCGTTACCGTGCAAAAGCAGTTGGCGAACGAGCGCCTCACGAAAATCCACGGCGGACACATCGGGAGAGGGCTGCACGTTGAGTAAGTAGGTGAGGCGGTCAGCAGGGCGGTCGGCAAAGATGTCGCCGCGCAGCCACTGCACGCGCATAGGCAGCACAGCCACGCTGCGCGCAATGACGTCCACGCAGCGGTAAGCTGTGGCGACGGAGAGATCTCCGCCATAGCCTAGCAGGCTCAAATCGCTAGACACATAGGGACGCCCGACCGGCTCAGCGTTAGCCGAGGCAGCGGGGCGACCTTGGGAGCGTGGAAAAAGTGACTTGAGCTTCTCAAACATAACAACAAATGCATTACTACTCACAAAATTACAAAGTAATTTCCGAGGCGCAAAATGTTGTTTTTCAGCGATTTAAGGACAATATAAGACACAAAAAAGCACCGCGCGGCAAAGCGCGGCAACAATACGACAAAATAAGTGCTTTTTCATAGTGTTAAAAAAAATCCCCACGCCCAGAAATAGGGCGCGGGGATTGTGGTCTTTAGCGGCGGCGGGGGTGGTAGTACATTTTTCCGCCGATTTCTCTAAACTCGGTGACGCACATGAGATGGGCACGTATCATGGTCAGACGCAGCTCATCCTGCCACGCCTGCCACGCTTGGCGGGAGCGGCTGACGACCTTGCTGAGTGCGGCTTCGCGGTTTGCGATTTGCGAGGAAACGGCACGGCGGTGCACACGCCACGAGGCTACATACTTACCTACGAGGGCACGGAACTTGGCACATGAGCGGAAGCCGTTGCTATAATCTAGGTAAGGGTACGCGGATTTATAGAGGTCCGCGTGGCTCTCTAGCTCTTGTGCAATGATGTCGGTCACGTCCTCTTGGGTGAGTGTGACATCCTCGGAGCAGTCGCGCACAGTGCGATACAAGTGCCGCTCAAAGTTGGACACGGCAGCGCGCAGCTGCATGGTCTGATCTTGCGGGGTCATAGCGTCACCGCCTTTCTGTTGGCAGACATGAGGTAATTGTCCAGACGGCTGTGCATCTCATCTTCTAGCGCGGAAAAGATGGGGCGGAGAAGGTCGGCGAACTTGTTGCACTGCTCATCATTGAGTCGAATTTCTTCGGCGCGGTCTTGACATGAGGGGCTGAAATAATCCACCAGACGACAGTACAGGCTCTCCGTAAGGTCGAGCATCTCGAGCACCTCGCGGGTGTTTTTTGACAGCTGGAGGGTTGTTGATGTATTAGCTTGGCTCATTTCGCACCTCCTTTCACGCTAAGTTGGTCGAATAGGCTTGCGGCGGATTCGCTCTGCCCGAATTTGGAGTGCAACCACGCACGCCCTTTCTCTGTCCACACAGTGGTCAAGCGGGTGGCACTTTTGCCTTGATGGTCGATGTAGGCAGTAGTGCGCACAGCGGTCAGGTCCTTGCCTGCGTGCTTGGCTGTTACAAACCACTGCTCGGAGCGTTTGAACATGTCGCCACCCGCTTTGAGCAGGTTGTGCAGCTTGATAGCGGAGGACAAGCCAAGCTCTTTCGCCATCTGTGTGGTGGTGTACGTGCCGCGTGCACTTAGCACCTCATCTGCGTATTGCACCTTGGGGGCTTGCAGTTGGAGCTGCTGCGTCTGCGCCTCGATGCGATCTTGCTGTTGGCGGATGCGCTGCTCATAGTTGGAGAGAGTGGCGTCGGCTACTTTGAGGGCGCGTGCCATAAGGGTCTCGGGGGTGTCCTCAGTCACTTGAGCGATGTAGCCGCCATTTTGGCGGATGGCTGGCAAGACTTCTTCAAACACCCACGCTTGAAACTTTTCCGCCTCGGGCTTGCGGCTCTGGAAGATGCAGCGGTACAAGTTCGGCTCGTCGATGTAGGTCATTTGTTGCACCACCACCGCGCCGTGCTGGTTGGTGGTAGGGGTGTAACTACTAGTTACACCCCTTTGGGCTAATCTCTCTTTTACTCTTCTTGAGTTGCTCAGCCCGAGGGCTTTAGTAACATCGGAAAGGCAGAAATAAATCTTGTCTTGCTGTGTAGCGGTTCGGAGCTGTCCGAACATCGCGCACTCAAACACGCGAGTGCTTGGATGGGTTGCGGCAGTTTCTAACATAATAAAAGCGCAAAAAGGGCATTTGCCTGACCTGCTGTTAGAACCGCCGCGAGGAGATTTGTGCGCCATTACAGCTAACACACAGGGGTGCAAATGCCCTTATATTGAAAAATGAATTTTCAAAAGGTAGGAAAGTAGACGGCTATAAAAATAGCCCTCGACCGATAGGGGTGGTGAGGACTTTAAGCCGTCCTCGCTGCAATTCTAACACCGCGAAAGTATAAACTTTTCACGACATCGCCAAATTTCCACGCAATTATTTTTCAAAATTCGCGCATTGTGTCATTTACGCGCTTTTGCGCTTCTGCCTTCTCCGCCGCTTCGGCGAGCTTCTTCACGGGCGCGTTGATATATTCCATGTAATTGCGAGCAAAGCGAACAACGAGGTTTTTCTTTACACTTATCACCTCGTAGTCTTCGCGGTCCTCGTGGACGGCATAGGTGGCGAAACCTTTGCCCTCCATCGCTTTCATAAAAGCCCCCTCCAAAAATACAGCCTCGTCACCGTCGCTTGCTGTTTCGTAGCCCTTTATCAAGCATGTGCGGTCTATGATATATCGCATCGCATAGAGTTTACCCTTGTAGTATTCGCTGCTGAAATTGAGATACATCGTCATCTTGGGGTCGGACGTTTCAAAACGGTACTCGTATTCATCCGCATAGTTTAGGCGCACTTTCTTTTGGCGGCGTAGCTTCGCAAAATGCTTGCTCACTTCTGCGCGTGTCATGCCAAAGCGGAAACCAAGAAAAAGCTCGTTTTCTGTCTGGGCTGCGCCCTCGGCTTTCTTCCATGCGCGTTCACTGTCGGTGCGACCTGCTGGGGCGTCTCTTAGCTCGTCGGGTACTGAGTCCTTTGGCGCGGCGGCTTCTTGCTTCACTCGCGCCGGTTGGCATTGAGTTGTTGCTGTCAAAAGGAGCAAAAATGCAGGGGCTATTAGTGTGCTTAGGTATTTCATTCTGTGTGATTCCTTATTTTTTCTGCGAATATACAAAATTTTCTCCTATCTTTTTCGAGAAATCTCCCACGATTTGCGAAAAAGATAGGAGTTTTTGCTCTTTAGCTCTGAGAAAATCGCACGAATCTCCGAAGAATAAAAAAAGTTTATCCTTTCGCGCATTTTTTACCCCTTATATTTTGCTATCTAAATAAAAAGCATTATCTTTGTATTGTAATCAAACAAACAACGATAACAAGATGAAATACAGCGACCTCCACAAATTCCTAAAGCTCCACGGATGTAGCCAAAAAGGAGAAGAAAGCGGACACCCACAATGGTACAGCCCACACAGTGGTAAGCACTTCGCCACAAGTCACCACCGCTCTCAAGAAGTAGCCAACGGCACACTAGACAGCATTCTCAAACTTGCAGGACTGAAAAAGCAGTTTAAGGAGCGAGGAAAGAAAGGGAAAGGAAAGATGAGGTAGGGGCGAAAGCCCCCTCCCATCCTTTCGGATTACACTGCAGTATTTCATCACATACACATAAACCCAAATTACACGATTATGCAACAAATCACCGCGCACGTTGAAAACAACGGACAGGGCTTGTACTCAGTCTACATCGAAGAAGATATGCCCTTCGGAGTTATAGGAGATGGCTGGACCATCGAAGAAGCAAAAGCGGACTTTTTGGAGTCTTACAAATCTGCATGCGAGGATCATTTAGAAAGCACCGGCGATGATGTGCAAGTGCCCGTGGTCTTCATCTTGGACTTAACTGCCTTGCTCTATCATTACAAGAATTATCTATCTCTTGCGGGGCTTTCGCGCCTCACGGGCATCAATAAGGCGCAGCTCTCACAATACGTTTGCGGACGCCGAAACGCTAAGCCGCAAACCATTGAGCACATCAAAAAAGCCGTGCAGGACTTCGCGCACGATTTGCTCAATGATTTCGCCTAATCTTCCACCTTGTCTACTACGAGGGGTGACCGCTTCAAAGTGGTCGCTCCTCTTTTTTTACTGCTCATAGTCGAGGAACAAGCGCAAGCACATGAGCATCGTGATCACACCGTCTATTTTTTGATTGTGCCGACGCTTGAGGGGCTTGCAGTTGTCTAGTTTGTCGTAGTCTAGCACCGCGTTGCCAAAGCAATAGGCATTGATTGGGTTGTCGTTGATGGTCACGCGGTCGGTCTTTGCCATGTGCTCGAAGCTCTCCACGGGGGCTGTAAAGGTGCCGTAAGTTTGGCGCACCGGGGTGAGGACATGATCACCACCCGCGGCGGCTAGCATGTTGATCACCTCTTGGCTCTTATAGGGGTCGTAGCCGATGCCCAATATCTCATATCTGCGGCTTAGCTCCATGACGTGCCGCACGATGGCGCGGTAGTCTATCACAGGACCATCGGTCAAAATCAAATGTCCATCTTCTGCCCACTTGCGGTAAAGTTTTTCGTTGGGGTGATCCTTGAGTGCACCCGCGGGGAAAAAATAGCTTGTGACAAATCGAAAGCCTTTGCCCTCGCGGTCATAGACGCCCGCGGTGACTGCGGAGAAGTCGTCACTGATGCTGAGGTCGATTGCCACCATAGCTTGCGGGCGGGTCTTGTAGCTTTGTAGGCTTTCGGGGCGCATCATGCGGCGGGCTAGGGTGCTACTTATCCAGCTGCGGGTCTCAATCTCGGAGTAGATGTTGAGCAGCTTTGTGCGGAATGCCATCAAAGACTCCGCGCCCTCACGTTGGGCGGCGCTCCATTGCTTGCGGTAGAAGTCCATCGACACGGTCACCCCCATGTGCGGGTGTACCTTGCGCCACGTAGCCTCATCGCCCTCATCGTCGTCGACGTCGGGCATGAACAAATGACCGAAGCTCGCGTCGTCCTCGTACTCGCCTAGTAGTAGCTTTTTGTAGCCCTCCACCTTGTCGAAGCACGGGCCATCGAGCACGTCGCTTGCCGTGGTGATGATGACGGTGAGCGGATTGTCGCGCGCACCCATCGAGGTCGTCAGCACATTGAGTAGGTCGGAGTCTCGCGCCTGCGCGTACTCGTCCATGATGACGGTTGAGGCGTTGAGCCCGTCCTTGGTGTTGGCGTTTGCCGTGAGGCACTGCGCAAAGGCGGGGCGGTCGGGGCGGCGGCTTTTGATCTCGGTCTCGTTGTTGACATAACGCCGCTCTTTGGGATCGAGCTTGCGAAAGCAGCCACGGACGACGGCAAAGCACTTTTTTGCCTGGTCCGCACTATTGGCGCAGGTGTAGCTCTCCGCATTGGAGTCACCAAATAACACATCATCCACGACAAAAAAAGCCGCGCTGGTGGTCTTGCTAAACTTACGAGGCACAAACCAAAGCACGTCCTGGACAACACGCTGCCCGCCCGACCAGAAGCCGAAGACGTGCGCAAATTGGAACACCTGCACGGGGGTCATAGCGTAGCAGGTGACGCCGACCTTGCCTGGAAAGTGCAAGGACTCGTACACTGCGATTTTTTGGCGCACCACGCCTACACTGAGCCCGTACTTGTCCACTAGTCGCAAAAATCTTTCGACGGCGAGCTGCTCGAAAAGATTGTGCCCCTCGGGGTTGCTTGCTACCTCTAAGCAGTAATCCAGCAGACGGCTGTCTACCTCATCGAGGGCGTACGGGCGCAGGTCGACTTGTGCCAATCTCACAGAGACGGCATTTTTAGCCTCCCTGAGCCTCTCTTTTTCTTCGTCCATTGTCATATACTACTTGCAATTAGTTACAGCGTTACGCGTCTCCTTGATGGCCTTCTTGGTCAAATTGATGAGCGGGTCGTCCTCATCGCCTACGTCTAATGCGTCGGCGGTAAGCCCGAGCACCTTGGTGTGGTCCTTGACAGCGGCGAGGGCTTCCTTCTGCACTCGAAAGGCGGGGTGCGGGGCTATCTTGGTGCCCATGCGCGTCATCTCCTCCACGGTGGTCTTGCTGAGTCCATCGATTTCGGCGTTAGCCATATCGAGCGATCGCAATGCGCTTGCAAGGGCTTGTATTTCCGCGCTGAGGGCGGGCACGTTGGCACCCGTACCACGTAGGGCGCGCTTTATCTTGGCAGCGTACTCATCGCGGTGTAGGGTCTTGCTTTTGAGGATGGGGGCAAAGCGTCTCTCGATAGCTAGTAGACGCTTGTACTCCTCGACGCTGATGAGCGTCTGTCCGGGGTCGGTTGTAGGGGTCATATTTTCGGGGGTCTAGGTTAGGATTTTGCTAAAGTTTTGCAGGGGTACGCGAATTTCAAATTCTCCGCACGCAAAAAAAGGGGGGGCTGCGGGGTATCGGTCGAGAGGGGGCGGCTAAAAAAATACCCCCCGGGGCTCTCGGTCGGTCGTGGACTACCACCCCGCTGCTTGTAGTGTCGCCGGGGGGGGGGGATTGCCCGCGGCTGTCAGTCGTCGCTGCTGTCGAGATACTTGCTCAGCTTGGCGAGCTCCGCAGCCACGCGGCGGCGGTTGCCTTGCTTGCCGCCTCGCCCCATCTCTAGGTGTGTAGCTAGGTGGCACGAGTGACACAGCGCGCGGAGGTTGTGCGGGTCGAATAGTAGCCGTGCCCGCTCCGCCTTGGTGGTGCCGTCCTCCACGGGGCGGACATGGTGCACCTCTGTGGCGGGGGTTAGTCGCCCCTCGTCTTGGCAGCGTTGGCACATGGGGTGACGGCTCAGCACGTCGCGGCGAAGTCGTCGCCACCGGTCTGAGGTTATGCCGGCTCGGTAGTCGGCGCTGTGGTCTGTGTCTGGTCTGTGCATGATCGGTATTGTTGTACTAAGGCGCTAAGGTGGTCGAGTAGCGCTTGCTGTGTGTTGGCTTTGCGGTCGATGGCTGCCGCGGCTTGGATGTCCACAGTATCGGGACATAGCACACGGTAGATGATCACGGGATGCGCTTGCCCTTGTCGGTAGAGTCTTGCATTGGCTTGCTGGTAATACTCGAGATTGTAGCCAGTGCCTAGCCAGGCTATGTAGTGGCCGCCCTGCTGCATATTGAGCCCGTAGGCAGTTGAGGCGGGGTGCGCCAGTAGCACGTCAATCTCTCCCGCGTTCCACGCTTGCAGGTCTTCGGCGCCAGCGTATATCCTCACGCGCTTGTCCTTGAGATGCCGCAGCAGACGCTGTGCGTCGTGTTGATACTGATAAAACACCAGCAGCCCGGAGCCGGACGCATTAGCGCCCTCGGCTATCTCTGCTATCTTGTTGAGCTTCTCCGCGTGCACCTCGTGGGCGTTGTGCTCCTCGTCATAGATTGCGCCGTTGGCGTATTGGCTTAGCTTGTTGAGTAAGGCAGCGGCTGAGGCGGCTAGTACTGCTTTGCTAGCCCCTTTCAGATTGTCAGAGACGTGCAGCACCTGCGACCGTTCGAACTCTTTATAGCTCTTTTGCACTTTTGGAGGTAGTGGGACGTACTCCGTGATGGTGTTGCAGTCGGGCAGTGTCAGATAGTCCGCCGCCTGCATTGATAAGCAAATATCGGAGATGCGCCCACGGATTACTTTGTCGGCTCCAGCTTTCGGTGTGGAGCGTATAGGGATGTGGTTGACGGTCTGTGTAACAAAATAGAGGTCGCGGAATTTTGCGAAACTCTTCCCAAGTCGCTCGCCTAGGTCGATGGCGAATATCTGCGCCCACAAATCCAGCAGCCCGTTGGGCGATGGCGTGCCGGTCAGCCCCACCACGCGGGTTGCATAGGTGCTTGCTATCCGCAGGGCACGGGACCGCAGGGCGCGGTGGTTTTTGAAACTCGTCAGCTCATCGATGATGATAGCATCGTAGGTGGGCTGGCCTCTGTGGTGTGTGTTGATGAGCCACGAGAGATTATCACGGGCGATGACATAGACATCGGCGGGCGTATTGGCGGCCTTTGCTCTGCGTGTGGCGTCGCCTAGTATAGGGACAACGCGCACGCCTTGCAGGTGGGACCACTTGGCAGCCTCTGTTGCCCATGTTGTCTCCGCCACTTTTTTGGGTGCCACGACTAAGGCGGTCGAGATGTCGCACCCATTGATGAGGTCTTGCAGTGCTGTGAGGGTGATGACGGTTTTGCCGAGTCCCATGTCAAGAAACAAGCCACAGCGGGGTTTGCTTTTTACCCACTCGATGGCGGTGCGCTGGTACTCGTGCGGTATGTAAGTAATCATTTTGTGCGGTATATTGTGAGGTATCCTTGATCTTGAGATATGTCGATGTCGTGCGGCGGGTGCTGTGTGTCGGTCAGATAGTCCACCAGCCACGCCGCAGCCGGGCGGCAGTCTAGGCAGCACGCCGTCTGCCTTAGTATTGTCAGCTGTCGCAGTCGCTCCACTTGCAGCGGTCGAGGTCTTGCTCCAGGTCTTTTTATTTCAGCCCATGCCGTTCTCCCATCGTCTGTCACGATGAGGCGGTCGGGGTAGCCACTCTCTTGGGAGTTGCCGTACTTAAGACACAGCCACCCTTTTTGTTTGCATAGGCTTGCCAGATATTCTTCGATGCTTCGCTCACTTTCCCTGTTGTTCTTGCTTGTCATTTCTTGGCATTTTGTACGTCGTGCTACTTGCAACCTCGCGCACGCACGCGTATATTACGGGCGCTCTCACACTTACGCGTTAAATTATTTAACTCCATTCTATCTATATATCTCATTTAGAATTTTCTGGTTGCACTGGTTGCACTCGTCATGATTGCTAGTGTTTATCGTGGATTTCCGCGCAACCGAATTGTGCAACCGAACCTTAAATGCAACCAAGAAAACGTGCTTTTTCGGTTGCACGCGCTTTTTATGTCGCTTCCGTCATTTTTCGCATTTGCATTTATTTTGATTGATTGTTAATCGAATTTCACATGCAACCCGCTTTCTCGGTTGCGGTAACTAGCACTCGCCGCGGTCGGTTGCAGGCTTTTACAGGTCGTCCTTCGGTGTACGTGGTAAGACGGCTCGAAATCCTTTCTGTCGGCCGTAAAGATGCCGTACGTGGTTCACCGTGGCTGCTCTTTCCCATCCATCTCTGCGATCCATATATCCCATAACTTTGCGCGACACGTTGCGATAGTGCGGATTATCGGGGCGGATTTTGAGGAACTCTTGGAGGAACTCTGCTGCGCAAAACTCTACACGCGGCTCAGTGCCGATGGCGGTGAGTGGGTCAGCATCCTCGTCCTGTCGCGCTCTGTCGTAGTACTCGCGTCGGCGTTGGATACTGTCATACAAGTCCCAGCCTGCGGGCAACTTGATGGCTAAATACTGCTCTAAGAGGTCAAGTATTGGATCATCGTTGATGTCCTCATTATGCTCCTCTTGCACGACTCTGGCAGCCTGCTCCTCCTCTCGTGAGAGATAGAGTCGTTCGCCCTCCTTATATAGGTGTACAGCCTCCGCCCATATTTGGTCTCGCATTTTTTGGGTAATTGCCCACACGTCGCAGGTCTTTGCGCGTTTTTGTGGGTCTATGCGGATGACCCAGAAGCGGCGGTTACCTGTCGTCCCGCGAAGAAAAAACTCCTCATTTGTCGTGCCACAGAAAACGCACTGCCGCGGTCTTATGACTGTATTAGTGCCATAGGCGGGGCGGTAGATGTCCTCGGTCTTAGACAAGAAAGCCTTGACTTGCTCCACTTCGCTGCGCTTGATGCCGCCGAGCTCGCCGAGCTCAATCATTTGCCGCCCTTGTATGCTCTCCATAGCCTCCTTACCCTCCATAGTTACAAGGGAGTCGGAGAAGTAGTCGCCCGCCATCTTGGCGAATAACGTAGATTTGCCTGCGCCCTCGGGACCGCTAAGCACTAGACAGTTATCAAATTTGCACCCGGGCTGCATGATACGCGCCACGGAGGCGGTGAAAAATTTGCGTGTCATTGCTCTATTGAGCGGGGTATCTTCCGCGCCGAGGTAGTCAATGATGAGGCAGTCAAGCCGTGGCATACCGTCCCACTCTAGCACCTTAAGATAATCGCGCACGGGGTGATATCTGTGGGAGGTCAGCACCACATTTATAGCGTCCTTGATGCGGTCCTTGCCCTTGAGGCTGTATGCTGCCTCCATGTAGGCGCGCAAGTTGCTCTCGTCGCGGTCGCTCCATGTGGTCGCTTCATTGTCCCACGGCAGCCCCCCGCGCACAGAGACAAAGCCCGTGAAATCATTAAGCCACAGCCGCCCGCTTATGTGCGGGTCGTTGTTGAGTACTGCCACCATGTTGGCGGTCGTGTTGAGCGGTGCCCCATTTTTGTCTGTCTCCAGCAGCTCGTGCACCTTGGTGATGGTCTCTTTGACGTCCTTGGTGCCCTCGTCAGATGCCCAGCCGGCGAAGTCCTCCGCCGCGCTGTCGGCTCTCTCCTTAGCGAGCAGCGCGCGCGTTGCTTTGTCCTGCGCTGCGTGTCGCTGCATCTCCTTGTATGATGGTAGCTTTGTGGAGTCTTGTACACGGCAGCCCTCATCAAGATGCCCATAAAGATGCAGGCGCACGAGGTCATAGGCATTGCACAGCTGTCGGCTGGTTGGGTCTGTGTCGTGGTGGGAGTAGGCAAATTTGTCCTCGTAGGTGATGAGGCCGCCCGCCACGCTGCCTTGCTTGTAGGTGTAGCGATGTGGGGTGCTTGTTGGTTCGTAGATGTCGGCGAGCTCCTCAGCGAGGACGTCGGAAATGCTATGCGCGCGGCAGTAGGCGCCAATAAGTCCGGGCTTTTCTGTGGGGTCTCCCGCGCGCTTTGCCTCGTGCCGGATGATGTCGGCTTGTCTAGACGATACCGGCCAGGCGGAGCAATCGAGGGGGTCGCGGTAGGTACTGAGTACTTGATCAACATCGAGGGGGTCGCCGTCTTTGACGCGGAAAAAATACACGCCATCGGATGAGGTGGAGGGCCAATAAAACAATCGCGCGCCCTCGTAGGTGGTATCGTCAAATTTATCGATGCCTATCGTATTGGCAACCCATCGGGCGATTGGTTCGTATTCATGCGGCTGCACATCGCGGGAAAAAGGCACAACGAGGCGCAGTCTTGGCGTGTCGTCGCTGTGCTTGTGGGTGCTGTACATCATCGCCGCGCAGTCGAGCACCATCTCCACATCGTCCCACTCTCCACCGGTGCCGTAGTCAATATCTAGGGTTGCCATCGTCCGGGTGGTGACGTGTGTGGTCTTGCGCTTGCCATCTTTGAGGTATGCGGCTACAAAACCGCCTACGTCCTTAATCTCAGCTTGCTGCTCCTTCGGCATCTTGGCATATTGCGCCCGTGTCTCGTGGGTGCGGTGCGTGTTGCGGCATCTTTGTACAAGCTCCGCCCACGTCACGCTCTCGTTGCGCCAGTGCTTAGCCTTGCGCGTTGTTGCTGTTGCTATGTTATAGTATTTTGCCATGTTGTTTGTTGTTCGCTTTATCTTCTACAACTCCTACTTTCGGCTTTTTGGTAAAGTCTGTCCATTTCCTCCAAGACATCTCGCAGAAGAAAGGGCTTCCCATTTTGTATCTCATACACTATGCACCTTATTTCCTGCCTACATTCATAAGCCACTTGCCTATCTTTCAGCCCTCGATTTCGAGGCTTGTAGTATTCACAATGAGATTCTGCCATTCTGTTTATAAGACAGGTTTCGGGTTCGTCCAGAAATAACATGTGGTCGATGCGGTCGACATACTCCTCCCCTCGTTCGGTTATAATTTCCATTGATTTGCTCATGTTGTTTCTAGTGTTGTTTCTAGTGTGACGATATTTTGAAATCCGAAGGGCTCTAGGCCTGCGATTGCGATTTTCACACCGTTGTTTAGGGTGATACTGATTGAAATATCCCCTTCGGCAAACGCTGCTTTGTCCACATTGAAATACTCCATTACCCAAAGTAGTTTTTGTATTACGATACCTCTAAAGAATGATTTCCCGATGCGAACGATTGAATCTTCAGTGGGTATCGTAAAGCCAGTGCTTTCAAATACATATTTGGCTTTCCCCTCTCCCTTACAAGAAGGGCAATCGGCATAGCGGAAGTGCATTTCGCCGTCTTTGTCTGTATATTCCCACTCAACCTCTCCAAGACCGTTGCACTCTTCGCACTCTCGCCCTTTCTCTATTAGCACTAGCTCTTTCTTCATCTCGAAAGATTCAAAAACCTTCTTCAGAGATTCAAAGGTGAAATATCCTTCCATAGAATCACGAAACACCGTGTATATGGACGGCTTTTCAATCTCATCATAGCTTTCTGACAGCATGCTGGGGTCCATCATGATTAGGATTATCCCATTGGTTGCGAATACTTTTTTGCATCGCGTTTCGTAGTAGGGTTTGTGGGCCGCCACATGATGGCTGTGTGGGTCGCAAAATAGCTCAAAAAGCTCTTGCTCGTTGTTGATTCGTTTCTTGTTGTTACTCATAGCTTTGTTGTTTCTGTGGTTAGTCTTTTTTGTAATATGGTGTCTCGTAGCCGGCGCCGCTCAGTGGCAAGTCTTTGCACCAGCTTGGTGGATTGGCAAAATGTTTTTCTAACTTTGCTAGCGGGGTGCCCTTTTTGACTTCTACCACTACCTCATCATGTACATGGAAAACCACGCGCGCGCCCTCTGCATCGAGACGCAGCAGCACTTCGGCAAGTATGTCGCGGGCGATGGCTTGCACCACGTTTTCGGTGAGCTTTCCACCGTATGTGCGGAGCGTCTCCCATCGCCCCGTCGTTTGGTTTTGTCCCTCATAGGTTATCTCAGCCCCGTAGATGCCTTGCTCCACTTTTGCGCGCGGATACATCAATGAGCGACCCGACGGCAGTACGATGCGCAGCATACCGCGGAAACGGCTAACGACCAGCCCACGATTGAGTCTAATCTCGCGCCCCGTTTGTAGTGCTTGCGTGGCTGCCTCATTGAGATTGCGCCAAAGTCTGACAATGCGCGGATTGGCTACTCGCCATTGAGTGACGGTGATCTCCATCTCCGCCTCTGACAATCCGAGACGCGCGCCGCCCATTGCCTCCAAAGCTGCCACGCCCCCGCCATACCCGAGGGCTAGAACAGACACCTTGCCGCGCGGCCGCAGCTCTGCATTTTGCCCATGCTTTTCGACGGGGACACCAAACATTTGGGACGCCGTGGCGCAGTATATATCCCCTCCGCTGCGGAATACATCTAGCACCCATTCTTCACCGGCTAACCACGCAATAACTCGCGCCTCGATGGCTGAAAAATCGCAAACTTGCAGGGTGCAGCCCTTTGGGGCGACGAACGCGGTGCGGATGAGCTCGGACAAGACGCGCGGCGTGCTGTCGTACATTAGCTCAATCTCATCAAGATCGCCGCGTCTTACGATGTTGCGCGCGTGATCTAGATCGGGCATGTGGTTTTGTGGCAAATTTTGTACTTGCACCAACCGCCCAGCCCATCTGCCAGTGCGTGAGGCGCCGTAAAATTGCAAAAGCCCGTGTACTCGATTGTCAAGGCACACGCACTCGAGCATGGCTTTATATTTTGCGGTGCTGGTCTTGCCTAGCTCTGCACGCAGTCCGAGAACACGGCGGGCAAGTGGGGAGGCAGTCGGCATGAGCTTTGAGAGGCTTGCCTTGTTTAGGGTGTCGACGTCCATGCGGCAAGTATCGCGCAGCCATGCTTTGAGCTGTGTCGTGCTGTTGGGGTTATCTAGCCCCGTGAGCACTCGTGACTGCTCTAGGAGCTTTGCGCGGTGAATATCGTCCATCTTGGTGGCGGCATTGACAAAATCCAAATCTATGAGTACCCCGCGGTCGTTGATGTGCTGGTCTGCAATATACAACGCGCGCTCAGTCTCTGGTAATTCCAGTCCTTGGAGCTTGTCGGCAATCGCCATCTCAACCTCCACATCTCGGACGCAATACGCTTTAAAGGTGCGCCACTCCTCTCGCTCCTCTTCGGTGGTCGGCACATTGCGGGCGCCCTGCTTGTTGGGCTTGCAGTACTTGCGGATGAGCTTGCGCCCCTCGTCCATTTTGCCCTCTGTGAGGCGCAGTACCTTTGCGCAGTCGCCTAGTGACCTAGGCAGCCCCCATCTAGACGCGAGCACCGCGGTGCAGTGCCACTGCGCGGGGTCTAGTAATCTGTCGAGCATCCTGCTAAGGCACAAGCGCTCAAAAACGGCGTTGTGGGCGTGCTTGGCGTAATCCGGAGAGGCTAAAGCGTCATGTAGCCACTCGGGCAGCGTCTCAGCTGTCAGGTCTATGCACTTGACGGGGGCTCCATCTAGAGAGTAGGCAAATAGTAGCACCGTGAAATCTTTTGCCCCGGAGTACCGGTACGGTCCGCATTTGGGTAGATCCTCGCTACTGTATGTTTCGATGTCAATATATAGGTCGTGCATTGTGTTATGTTACAAAATGCGGGCGACCGCTGTGTGATAGCAGCCGCCCGCCAGGTTATTAGATGTCGTCGTCGTCGATGTCGTCGTCGAAATCTGAAAAATCCGAATCCGCGCTTGCGCGTCCTCCTAATCGGTCGTCGTCCTTGTACTTTTTGAGGTTGTTAAGTCCGCAGGCAACGCCGCGGTTACCGCTAACATCGTAGCCATAGAAAGATATTGAGAAATAGCACCACACACCGCTATAAATTTCTTCCTCATCCATGATGGGGTTGCCCTGCTTATCCACGACGCCGGGGCGGGTGTTGCTCTTTGCGTTGAGGTAGTAGTGACCGTGGTAAATTTCATCCTCTTTCTCGTCGCCATCGCGCAGCGGGGTGTCGAGCTTTTTAGGCAACTTGCCGCCCCACTTGCTTTTTACTGCTTGTTCCTTTGCGGCTTCGATGGCAGCCTCGATTGCGGCGATGGTCTTCTTCTCCGTCTTTGGGATAAGGATGTTCGTCATGTACTTGCCATCGGCACCACCCTCGGGGGCGTACTTGGCAAAAACGTGGGTGTAACTGAGGCGAGCGGGTCCGCCGATGACTTTGGTGTCTCCCTTGATTTGGGGGTCTTTCATTTTTTTTGAGATTATAATGTGATTAAAAATTCGCGAAGTCCGCGCTTGCTGCGTTGTAGGGCTGTCGCTTGTCGCTGAGTGGCACAAGTGTCGGCTTACCTTGCGGCTTAGTGATGCAACCAGCGAGGATGTCGGCGAGTAATTTTTTGCCGCACAGCTTTTCTAGCGTGGTGAGGTTGTGCAGCTCTTTGGGCTTGTATATGTGATCCGCAGAGTAGCCTGCGCCCGTGAGTGCAGTGGCGGCGGCCTCTTGGTTGGTGATTTTACGGATGCTGCGACCCTCCACTACCTTGTAGCCGTCAATGTCTTGACCGTTGAGTACGAGGTCTAGCGCGTGCTCCTCAGCAGCTGCCGCCCATGCCTTGATTATATCGAGGCGCGGCAGGATGTCCGTGTAGTCGCTAGGTTTTAGCAATCGTGGGTCTTCGGCGGCTGCCATCGTTTCAGCAGCATAGTCGGCGAGTTTTCGACAGCGGGGCTTGATTTTGCAAAACTTGCACCAGTCACCTGCGCATTGTTCGCCATCGCCCTTGATTGCTTTTTGGGCTGCGGGCTTTAGAGTCGTGAGCGCCCATTCAAGCAGGTCCTCAGTGCTTATTGTCCAGCTGCTGACGTGGTCGAGGCGTGGCTGTATGATGGTAATGCGCACGCGCTCAATCGCGTAATCTGCCGCGTAATAATCGAGTGCGCCAAGGGCATAAATCATGAGCTGCGGGTTGTCCTCCGCCTCTACTCTCACCCCCTTGCCATATTTTAGGTCTACAATCTCGAGCTCTCCGTCCCGTATAATCGTTGCATCGGATGTGCCGAACGCCTCGGGGACAAAGGTGGATAAGTCGTATCTATTTTCTACGATGAGAGTGGAGGGCTGCGCACGGTGCTGCGCAATGACGTAGTCCGTGTAAGTCTGCACGTGTTCCGGCATCTCCCCCGTAGCATAGTCGGCAAGATTCTCGATTTCGCGGTCTTCTTCGCGTGTTGGTAGGCTTAGGTACTCTTTGAGGTGCTTTGCTGCGTAGGCGTGGGCTAGCGTGCCCTCCTTGGCGTAGTCGCTGCCTTTGTCCTCTGTGCCTTGCTCTAGCATCACGGAGGGTGTGCAGTTAATCCAGCGGTGCGCTGCGGATGGAGATAATAAAGCGTGTTGTGATGGCATTATTAAAAAGGTACGTTTGAGGTTAGGCCGCCTTTGCCGTCGGGGATGATAGCGCCGAGGCGGTCGATGAAACATTGTCGCGACTCCACGGGTAGCGTAGTGGGCTTACAGCCGGATGAGAGTAGGTCGGCGATTTGTAGCGCCTCTTTCGACAGCGCTCTATTATAGTTCTTGTACTCTGTGCTATCGGCGTCAGCTATATAAGTACCCACCTCGTTGTAGTGCCCGCAGCCTAGCGCCACGCGTTTGTCGTTGATGGCCTTGCGGATGTCGTCCTCTGTAAGGGCTCTCGCGGGTGCTGGGTGTGGGGCGGCTGCTGTGGGTGCTAGGGGCACAGTGGGCTTGCTTTTTGGTTCCTTCACGGCTACAGGCTGTGCCACAGGTGCGGGCTGCGTATGTGGCTCCATTACAAAGTTGTTAGAGATGCTGAGCCCACGCAGGGCATCGGCGAGCGCCTCGACGGCACCGGTGAGGGCCTCGGACGTGTTGAGGGTGATGTTTAGCGTTATTGGTGTCATTGTATATATTATTTGCGGGCTGCCATGAGTCGCCAGCCTCTAAAGTTGTCGCGGATGTCGTCGAGCTCCCGCACTGCAGTGTTTGCGTCCTCGTACTTGATGAGAGGGGCGCCGTCGAAAGCAATAAAGGCGTGCTTGTCGTAGTGCAAGAGTGTGATGCGCTGCCTTGCCTCTTTGTCGATTGCGAGCCACGCCGCGCGGTGTGCTTTCGCTCTGCGGTGTTCCATGAGGGCTTGCAACCACTGAGCGAGCTTGTTGCTGTTTTGTTGTGCCATTGTCTTGTTATTATAGATATATGCTACGCCAGAATTTGATGAGGGCCGCGCCGGTGTATGCTTTTCGCCCGTTGCGTCTGTCTATGATGTAAGACAGCCCCGCGTCAGTGTATCGCTGTATTGTGCGCTTACTCACTCCTAATGCGGCAGCAGCCAGCGCGGGCGTGTATCGCCCTTTTGGATCTACTTGTGGCTCGGTCGGTGTCATTATTTTGTCCTTGTTATGGTTATGATTTCTTTGTCGCTGTCGTAGTTAATTTTATAGCATGCGCCGCTGATTTTTTTCTCTCGGTAGACTATCGTGCGGAGGCTGAGCGACTGCTTGTAACTTACGCCCGCTGAGGTGATGGAGCCCCCCGGGGATAACTCTCGCACCTCGGCGGTGCCTATTGTCTTAATGGTCTGTGTCATCTTTATCGTCTTGGCTGAGTATTTCGAGCACGGTGGGCAAAGCAGCCAGCAGGGTCGTGAGTACAGCGAGGGCGAGAATAGCCTCGTCGTTGGTTGCTAGGCCTAGGATAAGCTCCGCCGCCGCCATGGCATTGAGCGCGACGAGTGTCACCGCGGAGGTCATCGAAATGTCGCAGCCCATGAGGCTCGATAGAAGTTTGTGGGGTCTTCTGAAGTCTTTCATTTGTCGATATTTTTTTCTGGTGGGCGGCGGCGGAGTCGAACCGCGTCCTCTTCGGAGGGCTAACCGAGCCCGCCCGGCTCCCCCTTAGCGTTTCCCAACGAGCAGGAGGATATCATTACGAGATGAAAAAAGTAATCTTGTATCTTAGTATAGTATGCCTAAATCTATGAGCTTTTGTCTTATGCGCTGCACCTGCTTTTCAGCTATTTGAAAAGCCTCCCAAAATGGTGGGCAAATAATGTCGACTTGCGCTCTGATTGCCTCTAGCTTAGTCACGCGAGGCCCGTATAGGTCTTTTATAGCAACAGCTTCGGTTTTCAGGGACTCAATAGCGTGCCAGATACGCACGACTTGAATATGATTGATTGTGGCACCCCGTCGAAAGTCCTCACTTAGTTCCGGGTGCTTTGCGAAGTGCAAAGCCTCCGAATTTTCAGCGGCTATTTCTGCCAGCTTCTCAGCTTTGCGTGCGCGTTCGCGCAGGATCTCTATAGATCTATTTGCGGCATCGTTGAAATTTTGTGCGTCCATTATTTGTTTGTTTGTTTATTTGTTACTAACTTTGTGGCAACACCCAGCATTACTTTGTTAGGCTGTTTAATAGTTTATTGCCTCAACTGGTGCAAAGATACTAACATTGTTATAACAAACCAAACAAATTTGTTACTTTGTTAGTTTATTTGTTAGTTAAAATGTATTATATGGTTGATTTCAAGGCTTTTTTAGTACTTAACAAGCTCAAACAAAAAGAAGCGGCGGAGTATTTCGGCGTGTCTCGTGAGATGATAGCGCAAATCTCATCCGGACGGTCTCGCTGCCCAGAGGCGTGGCGAGATAAGATATTAGAGGACGGCACATACCAGCTGCCAGATGAGGGCGACCCCGCAAAGGTGGCAGAGATAAGCCCCTACGAAGTGGAGCTCAATGACGCAAACAGCCTAAAGTATTACTATGAGATGGAGGCCACAGCGAGCAATCTCACTCTCTTTGACGACCGCGTCAACACGTGGCCGTTCCGTCGTCTCAATATACCAGCATTCGCGGGATGCCTCGGGCTTAATGTTACGGGGGACAGTATGCTGCCAACCGCAAAAAACGGGGATATTGTGGCGGTGAGCCCTACCCCCGTGACCACTATAGCCAACGGCGAAATATACCTTATCACAACGACAGACGGGCAGCGTATGATCAAGCGCCTAGTACGTTGCAAGACAGAGTCGGGCGAGGATGCAGTGCGCTGCGTCTCCGACAACGCCGACAAAGGTCTCTACGATGATTTTGTTTTAGAGGGCTCGCGGGTGCTAAGCGTGCACCGAGTGCGTGGATTTGTTTCCTGCGTGGTGCTCTCATAATCAGCAAATAATCGGCAAACAATTTACAAACAAAATAAACACCTGAATACCAGTAAAATAGCAAACAAAGTAATTTTGTAGCAATCTAATTTAAACTCCAATCTATCAATCAATATGGAAAAAAGCGCATTGCAAATTGCTCGTGCTGCCTACCAGCCCAAACTCCCCGCAGGTCTTCGCGGTAACGTGAAAATCGTAGAAGGTGCACCCACCCAAAGTGTAGACAACCAAGAAGAAATCAAAGCCCTCTTCCCCAACACTTATGGCATGCCCCTCGTCAACTTCGAGCCTACGGACGAGAAGAAGGAATATGCTCCCATCAACATCGGTATCATCCTCTCTGGTGGTCAAGCTCCTGGCGGTCACAACGTGATTTGCGGCCTCTATGATGGCTTGAAGAAGCAAAACCCCAACTCTAAGCTCTATGGCTTCCTCATGGGACCTGGAGGTTTGGTGGACCACAACTACCTCGAAATGACCGATGAACTCATCGACGAATACCGAAACACTGGTGGTTTCGACATGATCGGTTCTGGTCGTACGAAGCTCGAAGAAGAAGCTCAGTTTGAGAAGGGTATGGAAGTGATTCGTCAACTCGGCATCAACGCTATCGTGATCATCGGTGGTGACGACTCTAACACCAACGCTTGCGTACTCGCTGAATACTACGCTGCTAAGAAGTATGGCGTGCAAGTGATCGGTTGCCCCAAGACCATCGACGGTGACTTGAAGAACGACCAAATTGAAACTTCTTTCGGTTTCGACACTGCTTGTAAGACATACGCTGAAGTGATTGGTAACATTCAACGCGATGCTAACTCTGCTCGTAAATACTGGCACTTCATCAAGCTCATGG